CGCCAGATCGGCACCGGCCAGAGTCAGCCGCGCTGACCTTCTCCCGCCTGTATGAAGATGACGCGGGGCGTCTTGGCAAACGGCACAGCCGATGCACTGAGGTATTGGGAACCCTGGCCGCCGGTCACACCATGCACGTTGTATCTATGGGTGAATGGTCCGCGGACAACATGATCGCATGGGCAGTGGATCAGATCGGACCCTCCGATCTCCTATTCGGAACGTGGAGCCTAAGCGTAAAGCCAGCCACCCGCCTTTGCGCCGCCGCCGACGCGGGACTGCTGACCCGCTTCCGGGGCGTCTTCGACTTGCGTGCGGTCATTCGCCGCCCGGAGGCTATGCGAATGATCCGGCGCCGGTTCGGCTACAACAATGTTCGGATCTTTAATTGTCACGCGAAGGTATACCTTCTCGAAAACGAATCCCGCCGGATCTCCATTGTCTCCTCCGCCAATTTCACAAACAACCCCCGGATCGAAGCGAGCGTCATAACGGACGATCCCGCAGTCTATGACTTTCACCGAAATTGGCTAGAATTGACGTTTGCCAATTCCGATCCATTCGATCCAGAAGATCAACCAGAGAGGCCCGATGCCCCAGACGCCGAAGACTAAGAAGCCGAGGGCGCCCGCCATCGGCGGCGTGCCCGTCGACGATGTGAACGAGAAAGTATCTATTGCCATGGTCAGAATGGCGGCCCAGGGTAGCGTTCCCGCCGCTCGAACCGTTCTCGACCTCATCGAGAGGGAGCAGGCCCGTTCATTGGTGGACGCCGCCGCTAATCCTGGCACCGGGACCGCCGCGCTATCCGTCCGAGCGTACCTTGTACGAGAATTAGAAGCGACCCACGACGACCTAACCTCCGCCCGCCGCGCTGGAAGCTGGCAAGCCGTGGCCGCCCTCCGCCGCCAGGCCCTCTCCCTCCGAAGCGACCTCGAAACGCACGACCGAAGATCAGGCGCAGACGTAGACAACATGACAGATCAGCAACTGATGGCGAAGGTCGTTTCAGACTCCATCGCCCTCCCACCCGCCATCCGTGATCAGTTCATGGAAACGCTCGACGCCCTCGACACCGGCCAGATCGTACCGCTGAAGGTTAGCGGACAGTGAGCCTCGCCGAGCTTGCCCAGGTTGTCTCCGAACTGCGCCACCGGGCCGAGACTCGCCCGCTCGAATATTGGGATCCGACTCCCCCTCAATTGGCGTTCCTGTCAGACCCGTCGCCGTGCGTTCTCCTCAGAGGCGCCAACCAAATAGGGAAAACGGCGTGTCAGATGGCCGAAATCATTTACCGTTGCACTGGCAGGCACCCGCACAAGATCGTCCCCAGACCTCCCACGGAATGTTGGATCGTGGTCCATTCCTGGGAACAGAGCCTATCCATCCAACAGAAGTTTTGGGAGCTTGCACCGAAGGACCTCCTCGATCCGAGCGTCGAGTATATGCACGGCAAAGGGTTCCGTGGGAAGACGCCGGTGGTGCTTTGGAAGAACGGATCCCTTTTGCGGTTCAAAACTACGAACCAGGGCTCCCTCGGCCTCGCCTCTTCGACGATCTCCTATGTCGGATTGGATGAGCCACCCTCGGCCCGGATCTGGGGCGAACTGAATGCCCGCGTCCTCCGCCAAGGCCAAGGAGGCGCCATCGGGCTCACCCTCACGCCGGTGGGCGCTCCGCTCGGATGGCTGCGCCAATTGGTAAAAGACGGAGTCGTCTCCGATCACCAGGCCGCGCTGACCGTCGAGAACACCACGCCCATCGGCGGGCGACCGCTGGTCACCCAAGAACAGATAGACCGGATCGCCAAAGCCTACCTCCCGATCGATAGGGCTCAAAGGCTAAAGGGAGCGTGGGAAGGGCTAACGACTGGGCGTGTCTTCGAGGCGTTCAACCCGGAGACAATGGTCTCCGACGCTCCGCTGCCGTCATTGCCCCGGGACGGCAAGCCGTACTCCATCGCCATCGGGATAGACCATGGCGCCGACGCCGGATCACAAGTCGCCATCCTATGCGCTGTGGATAAGAGCGGAGAGCACCCGCGGATCTTCGTCCTCGACGAATACACAGCGGGCGCGGCCACCGCCGACGCTCACGCCCGGGCCATGCTCGCAATGCTCCACAGAAACGGGATGACCCACGCCCATGTGGATAAGTGGGTGGGCGACCGCGCCTACGGAGGTAAGCGGAGCGGAGGTCGGATGTCCAACCTGACCCTGATGAAAGGGCTGGAGGCGAGCCTTGGACTTCTCCCGGGGCGCCTTCCCTTCAGAATTCGGACGGCGTGGAAGCCCCGGTTTTCCGTCTACCATGGCGCCCAGGTTATCCACGAGACAATGGAGCGGGACAATTTCATAGTTCACCCGCGTTGCGAACAGTTGATAAAGTCGCTCAATCACTGGGCGTTCCGAGATGACGAAAACAAACACTCGATCGACGCGCTCCGTTACGCTGCGGTCACGCTCATTGACGATCGGATCAGGATGCCCGTCCGCATTAAGATGTATTGATGAACGCCCCGCAGAGGTAGCCCCCAATGCCCCAACACATCCCCACCCCGCCGAGCATTAGCAACCCCGAAGAGGGCGCCCGGTGGGAGCACACCAGACTCCGCCGCCGTTTGCTGGAGGGCACCTGGCACGAAGACCTGAGAGAGAGGTACCGGGCGCACATGGGGATCACCCGGTCACAGGCGCACGGTGAACTCGACCAGTCGTCAAATCCGTTCCGCACGATCTCCCGCGAGCTATCCGTGCTCTATGACGCGGCGCCGGTGGTCCGTCATGACGACGAAGCCCGCGCCGATGTTCGCGCCTTCCTGAGCCCCGCGGGCCCGGTGGTCTCCTCTTCGCTCTGGGCTCAGATGTCCTGGTTCCAATCGCGGGTGATTGGCCTCCGGGAGATGTTGCTCCGCGTTGACGTGAACCAGGAGGGAGAGCTTCACTACCGGCCGGTTCCGCCTGACATGGTGTTGTGCGAAAGCCACCAAAGCTACCCGGATCGGCCGGTCAAGATCTGCGAACTTCGCGCCCGCTCCATCGGCGGCGCCGTCGCTTGGACCTGGGACGTTTACGACATTTCCGATCCGCAGAACCCCAGCTATCGGGTTTTGCTCGACGATAAGAGCGGGGAGCCCAACGGCGCCGACATTACTGAAGAGATCCTCGGCCGCACCTTTGTAGGCGAGGACTACTGGTACCGTCGGGCCGACGGCACCCCCGTTCTCCCGTGGGTGCTCTACCACGCCCAAAAGCGCGGCGATCGTTTGTGGGATACCTACGAGGGCATCGAGGTGGTCGAGGGAACGGTCAACCTGGCGATCGCCTATTCGTACCTCTTCCACGCTCTGCGGGATGCCTCATGGGCTCAGCGGTGGTTAGTCAACCTCCGCCCTGCAGGCCTCGGCGTGGACACCACATCCCTTGGCGCACGGGCGGAGGTCACCACCGATCCGGCTACCGTTCTTCTTCTGGAGAGCACCGCCGACGCCGCCGAGGGCGGTCAACCGATGGTAGGACAGTGGTCGTCCCCGTCCGATGTCGAAGGGATGGAGCGGGCGATCTCGGCGATGGCTAACCGCCTGGCCCAGGACGCCGGGATCCCGCCGTCCGACATCCAACGCATGGGCGGAACCGCTCGCAGTGGATACGCGATCAGCCTCTCAAACGACGGCAAGCGGGTAGCCCAGCGCCGATACGCGCCACAATTCCAGGACCACGATCGGAACCTCCTCGGCCTCTCCGCTCTGATGGTCAACCGGGCCACCGGCTCCGCCCTTCCTGAAGACGGATATGCGGTGGTCTATTCTCAGATCCCCCTGTCACCGTCCGAGATCAAAGAGCGGAGGGCCAACGTCCTCGAATTGCTCGAAGCTAAACTCATTGACCGCGTCTCGGCTTACATGGAAGTTCACCCCGGGTTGACAGAGGCGCAGGCCGCCGCCGACCTGGACGCCATCGACAACGGCCAACGCGGAGAGGTCCGCTCGGGCGCCTCCATTCCGGTTCTGCCGCTGCCCACCGGCGCAGGAGAGAAGCTACAGGATACAGCGTTGAACGGCGCACAGGTCCAAGCCGCTCAGGCCATCGTTTCAGGCGTGAGCGCCGGACAGATACCGCGAGCCACCGGCGTCGAGATGTTGTCATCATTCTTCAATCTGCCCCCCGCCGTTGCCGAGTCGATCATGGGTACCGTCGGCGGCACCTTCAACCCTCGGCCCATCGCCTAAAACAGAGAGAAACACAATGCCATTCAACTGTCCCAAATGCTCCGCTGAAATTGACGCCGTGCCACAGGACCGATTCGACACAATCTACAAGGAACGGGGCGACCTGAAGACGGAGCTTAACCAAGCCCGCCAGGGTGAAGAGGCCGCGCTTGCCTCGGCCAATTCTGCCGAAGAGCTGAAAGCCGAATTGGCCGAATCCCGCGCCCGCCTGGAAGCGACAAAGGACGCACACTCCCGGGTCATGCATTGCACCCGCGCGGGGATCTCAGACGCCGATGACGTGGCGGATCTGCTCGCCGTCTTCGACCGCCGCGCACCTGAAGGCGTCGAACTCGCCGCCTGGCTCGACAACCGGGCGGAGCTTCCCCGCGCCGCCGCCGCTCTTCTCCCCTCGCTTGAGGTCACCATGACAAAGCCCACCGCCACCGCCGCGCCCGCACCGGAGGCGCCATCGGCAGAACCAGCGCCCGCCACCCAGGGCACACCGCCACCGCCGACGAACAACGGAGCGGTAACGTTCAGTGATAGCCCGAAGGCGTGGACCGCTACCACGATCTCACAGGCCGACTACAAGCAGAACCGCGCCGCTATTCGCCGCGCGGCCGGGCTCCCTCCGAAGAGTTGACGTTGACACCGCCCCGGCTCATCCGATAGGGTTGGTCAACTGCTCTGGTTCAGGTCGCACCTGCAACAGCGGAATAAGGCCGGACGCACGACACCCAACACGTGCCTCCTATTGCCGCGCCCATGTGCGGGCGGCGCCTTTCCCTGTTTACAATGAGCATTGAATATCATGGCCGACGAAATTCTTTTTAGTGGTCTCAGTGGCGATCTCGCCCTTGCCGCAATTCTTCACCAGGAGATGAACCTTCTTCTGGCTGACCGCGCCAGCATGGCGAACCACCCCGCGATCTCCTACCTCGGAGACGTTGCGGGGCGTGGCTCCACCGCGCTCGAAGTCGGCCTCGCCGGGCTCGACGGCTACGATCTCATGGGCTCAGTGGCCGAGAACGCCACCACGAGTAACACGGCATTGACGTCTGCGAGCCCCGCGGTCACGATCGCCCGGCAAGCTCTCCAGTATCAGATCTCGGATCTCGCTACGCTCACCTCTTCTCTGGGGCTCGACGCTGACCGTCTGGCCGAAAGTATGGTCGGTTCAGCCGTCATGCGACTCCAGGAGATGATCGCCAATGTTGCTGATGACTTCACCGGATCTGTGGGCTCAACCGGCGTGAACATGGACGTGGACAATTGGTTCAGCGCCCAGTACACCCTCACGCAGAACAGCGTGCCGGGCCCTTACGTGGCTCTGCTTCACCCTGTGCAATTGACTGACTGGCAGTCGAGCCTCAGATCAGAGACCGGACCGCTCCAATTCAATGCTCCCTCAAATGAGGCCTTGGCGATCAAAGGTCCGGGCTATGCGGGATCTTTCGGTTCTGTGGATATCTTTAGCTCTTCGCATGTCCCCACCGCAAATGCGGGCGCTGACCGGGCCGGAGCAATGTTCGGAGCCGGGGCCATCGGGTACGCAGATGGGAGCGTCTCCGCCATCCGTGGCGCCGGTGACGTGGTCTACCCCGCGGGGACCAAAATTGTGGTCGAGTTCGAGCGAGACGCCGGGTATGCCTACACGAAGATCGTGGGCTCCTATTTCGTGGGTACAAGTATTCTCGAAGACGGCCGCGGAGTCAGCATTATCACGGACGCCTGAATCCTTCTGGGGCGTGCCCTGGAGAGCGGCGCCTGTCTCTCTCTGGGGCGCGTTCTCCGGGGTTCGCCTCATTTCACCAACAGAGAGACACAGCACAAATGGCATTCAATCCGAACACCACCGCCGAAGCGCCGAGCGCCGCCCCAGCCGCCCAGGCCGCGGGCGAAGCGCCACCACGGCGAAGAGCCGCCGCAAAGGTGGTCAACCTGCCGAGGTCTCCCGACTTCCGTCTGAAATTCCACCCCGCCCGGTGGGAGTTCACCGACGGCGAGTGGCTCCCTCAACTGGGCAAGCTCAAATTAGAAGGCGGGATCGGCGGCGTTGACGGGCGCTTGAACGAAGGCGCCGCCCGGGAAAACTGCAGGCAGATCGGCTGGCAGGTCCTCGACCAGGACGCCATCGGCGAGGAGTACGTGATCCGCTACCCCGTGCGTGGGGGGTTCGCTCACCTGGAGAAGTGGATCGCCGTTAAACACATGCCGGGCAATCTACCCGCATCTTGCAAGCCGGACATGAAAGCCTACAACGCCTGGCGCCGATCGCTGATCGAGCGTTCTATTATCCCCGCCATTGACGAAGACGTGAAGGCGGGATTTGTGGAGATCAAGCAAGCCGAGGTGGAGCGCCTCCGGAACCGCGCCGAGCACGATCCAATCGTTGCGGATCGACTGGCCGAGAACGAGGCGGTTCTGGCCGCCATGATGGGAGCGGCACCGACGCCGAAGCCGAAGCGCCGCAAGCGTCGAGCCACAAAGAAGAAGACCGCGCCGAAGGTCGCCACCGAAGCACCCGCACCATGGGACGAGGATGCCAACGCAGAATGAGATCAACCGCCGGGCGATCGACAAGATGACCCGGGACGCTCACAAAGACGGCGGTGCCAAGGCGGCCGAATACGTGAAGCGCAAGGCCACTGAGGCCGCCAAACGTCAGGATCGCGACAAGGGGCGGGGATGAGTTCAACCGACACCCTCTACACCGCCAGGTTTCTAAGCCCTGAGTATGTGGAGCGGGATCGGGCGAACCTTATCAAGTGCCGGGTCTACCGGGACGGCGCCCTCTCGGCGCCCACATCGGGCACCGTCACCGTGTACAACGGGAGCGGCACGGAGGTGGTGGACGCCGCAAGCGTCACCATCACCGGGGACGTGGCCGAGTACAGCATCGGAGCGGTCACCCTGGCCGCCGAAGAACTGGAAGAGGCGTGGCTATTTGAGTGGGCGCTTGTCATGGGCGACACGATCACGCATACCTTCCGAAACGAGGGCGGGTGCGTTCGCCGCAAACTGTACCCGGTGATCACCGACGACGACCTTTTGCGCCGTCATACCGATCTGAGCGACCTCCGCCCTTCTGGGCTTTCCTCGTTCCAGGACTACATAGATGAGGCATGGGCGGAGCTTCAGAACCGGATCGTGGGCGATGGCCAGCGCCCCTACCTTGTCATGAGCCCTTCAGCGTTCCGCGAGCCGCATATCTACAAGACGCTGGAATTGATGTTTTTGGACTTCTCCACCAGCGTTGGCGACGGAAAATTTGCGGACATGTCGGATCACTACGGGCGCCTGTACGGTATCGCCTGGAACCGGCTCAATTTCAGATACGACACAGACGACGACGGAAAGCCCGACGCGGATGGCCGCCGCCGCTCTGGTACCTCCACCGTCTGGCTTTCCGACTCCAGTGGCCACCGCCCCTCCACGGTGCGACGATGGCCGCGGTAAGCGTGAGCGACCTCCGCACCCGCGTAGCCACTGCCGTTGACGCGGTTACCGGCTTCACCGAAGCGAGCCAGCCGTTCGGCATCTACGCACGCGATCCGGCCACTGTCCTTCACAAGCGGTTCGCGGTGGGCGTGCCAAGCTCGGACCCGGTGGCCGGACGCCAACGGGTGACCGACGATCTATTGGTCGCCACCACCGCGGCGGTGGTCTACACGTTCCGCCTGGCGCCGAAGGATCAGATCACCAGCTACGGATCCGCCCTGGACGCCGAGGAGGAGATCATACAAGCCGTCATGGCTCAGAATTCGACCCTTTGGGCCAACTGCACAATTCGGTTCGCCAGCATTGCTGACCGCCGGGTCGAGGCGTCGGGTGAGTGGTTCACCGGGGAACTCCGTTTTGTCATCACCCACAGGTTGCCTCTCTCATGACCCACAAAGAAGCACGCGCCCTCCTTGACGCTCACCTGGCCGGATGGCGAGACCTCGACCACGCCGCCGCCTGGATGGCCACAAAGAGCGCCGCCGATCCGAAGCACCGATCCGCCTGTCACCGGGCCCTCTCATTTCTCAAAGCCAACCCCACCAAACCAAAGAAGAAGAAGACGGCGCGTCCGTCTGAGGACTAATCATGGCGATTTCAGCCACCGTAAAGAATCACCGTGACGGCCAAATCGAAATTGAAGACGCCACGGGTACCCCGATCTCAATGACGGTCCAATATGAGGCAGGCGATTTCTCGATCTCCGGCCTCACCGAAGGGCAGAAAGAGATCGCGACCTACTACGACCGCGGCGACCTGTGCTCTGTTCGTAAGACCACGCAGACCTTCCCGACCTTCTCCTTTACCGCCCACATGACGGATCTGTCAGACGCTACCGAAAAGTGTCTTTTGGATGTGGTCAACAAGGGCGGCGCCTGGTCTTCTGGTGTTTCCACCCTGGGCGCCAATGCGGACGTTTGGGCCACAAAAGTTACCTTTACTTGTGAAGGAACCGACCACGGTGATACCGCCGACCACGTGACAACCCTGGACGACTGCCGCCTGTCGATCGACTTCTCAGAGGGCGATCCGAACACGTTTAGCCTATCTGGTCAGATCCTTGGCGCCATCTCCTTCACCTGAGCCGGGGCGAACAGATGACGAACGGAGAGCACACCATCAAGCTGGGCGACCAGGATCACCGGGTTACCCTGCCAGGTTTCGCGGAGCGGGAGGATATCGCCCTGGGCCACGCTATGGAGGCGGGCCACCCTCGCCGCCAACAGCGGATCCTCATGACAGGGCTGGCCCTTTGTTGTCCGACGCTCAACGCGGGCACCGTCGAGGACTATGCCGAGGGCGGATATGAGGCGGTGAAATTCGGAAACGCCGCCTACAACGCGCTGCGGGCTCAGGGTCTGACGTTTGCCGACATCCACGCCGCGGCGATCAAGATCTACAACATCATCGGCGCCGCCACCTTCCCGCGAGAAACCGAGGTCGACGAAACAGAGGGTTTTACCGAAGCCCCCGCGGTGGCTGTGACATGACCGCGTTGGCCCTGGGTTTGGAGTTCGCGGGCGATCCGCGGTGGTTCTATGGGCTGACCCGGGGCGAGCAGATCCGGGTGCTGGCCTTCGACCGGATCCGAAAGGGAACCGGCCGAGCGAAGAAGCGAACGCTCCGCGGGAAGAAGTTGGCGCCCCAAGTGACCATGACCGAAGAGGCCCGCGCCTGGCTGGAGGAGTGAGCGGTGGCAGGTATGCGGAAATTGTACGGGCGAGGCCGGGCTCAGATTGATGTGACCGACGACTGGTTCGTTCCGTTCGAGAAACTGATGGCGACGGTTATCCCCTCCACCAAAGCGGTCATGACAGAGGCCACCCGCGAGCTATTCGAGAACGCCCGCGCCCAGTGGCCGGTCAAGCGGTTGCACAGCTACGAGCGCAAAGCCCTCGAAGACCCGAATAGCTCTCCCCAATTGGTGAGCTGGATCAAACGCAAGGAGAAGCAAAGAGGCGAACGCGGGATCGGCGGGTACTCGAAGGGGGATCTTGAGCATGGCTGGCGCGGGTACGGCCAGACGATCGAGGTGTTTATCCGCAACACCTCCAAATACAGCCACTACATTACAAAGCCTTGGCCCTACAACAACGTGAAGGTTGCCAACGAATTGATCTACAAGCCCGGGAAGAAGCTAGCCAAACAATTGGCCATCCTGATGGGTGAAGAACTCGGCATCCTGGCGAGGGCCGCCTGATGGCCCAGGTTGTAGAACTCGCGTACCGCGCTGATATCTCTCAGTTGGTCTCGAACCTCGGGAAGATCCCCGGGGTCACGGAGCGCGAGGCCAAGGCGATGGTTAAGTCGCTTGACCGTCAAATGAAGAAAGCTGAGGCGTCGAGCAAGCGCGCGGCACAGGGTACACAGAAGGCGTGGTCGAAGGCCGGTGGGCCGCTCAAATCCTTCGAGAAAGACGCGGGAAGATCTGAGCAGGTGATCCGGGGACTGGGCGGAGCCCTCGACCAGATCAACCCGAAGCTCGGCGGAATGCTCGACTATTCATACGAGGCCGCGGGAGCGTTCAAAGCGATCGCAAAGAGCGGCGCAGGCGTGGCGTCCATCCTCGGACCTGTCGCCGTGGCCGCCGCCGCTGCCGCCGCGGCCTATACCTACCTGGCGAACGAGGTCAAGATCGCGGAGGACCGCATGAAGTCAGCCGCCGCCGCCGCCTCGGCCATGCAATCCACGCACAGGAAAGCGGAGCTAATCGCTCTACAGGCCGCGGTGGCCATCGGGGAGAAGAGCAAGGCGGAATATGACGCCGCGGTGAATTCCGATCGCGCCACCCAGATCTACGAGAAGCAAACCAAGACGATCAGCGATCAGCGAAAGGCGATCAACGATCAGATCGCCGCCCTCCGTGAAGAGGCGAAAGCCGCCACCGGATCGGGCATCGGTCACCATGACATGGCCGCGGGCATCGGCTCCGCGGGCGCCGCAATTGCCGGGGCCAAAGAACAGACCCGGGACTATACGGGAGAGATAGAGCGCCTTCAGGGAGCCCTGAAGAACAACGCCACCCAACAAGAAACGGTGAACGCTGCGATCAAGAAGACCGAGGGCGACTTGAACACGATCGCCCGGGCACATGACAAGAAAGGCAAATCTGCAACAAAGAGCGGGCGGAAAGCCGCGAAGAGCACGAAAACAGAAGCCGCCGCAATTGCCGATCTCTGGAAGACCTCGGAACAACACGCCGCCGCCCGCCTGGAGGGCGCCGATGCGATCATCTATGCCGCCAACAAAGAGCTAGCCGCAATCGATGACCTCGCCGCTTCGTACCCGAAGAGCGCCGCCGCCGCGGAGGCCGCCGCCGCCGCGCGATCGGAGGTCCAGGCCACCCTGGCCGCCGACATCGAGGAGCACAACGCGCAGCGGGTAACCGATGCAAAGGCCGCCATAGCGGAGACACGGAAAGCGGAGGCCGACGCCGCAAGCGCCGCGGAGGATGAGATGCTGCGCCGGGCCGCAAACGAGCGGGAGATCGTGGCCGCCTATGAAGACCGGGCCGCCGCCGCCGCCGAATACCGCGCCGCGGAGCTTGAAGGGTGGGACGTGTTCTATTCGTCCATGATGCAAGGGGCAGAGCAGGCGTTTGGGCTTATCGCCGACGCCCACGAGGACGCCGCCAACGAGGTGCTCGAGACCGCCGAAGACGCCACCGCCGCCGCCGAAGATGCCCTGGCCGAGGCCGAAGAGAGTGGAGACGCCTCCGCCATTGCCCATGCTCAGAACGAACTAGCCAAGACCGAGGCCTCCGAAGAGGCTGCCCAGGAGATCGCCACGGTCAAGATGGCCTCAGCGGTTCGCGCGTTCCACGCAGAACAGGCCGCTTCTGTGGCCTCTGTCGCCATGTCCACGGCACAGGCCATAATGGCCGCCCTTGTTCCGCCGCCGATAGGCTACGGGCCAATTGCGGGCCCAGCCGCCGCCGCTGGTCTCGCCGCCCTGGGCGCGGTTCAGGTAGCCGGGATCATGGCCCAGGAGCCGCCGTCGTTCCATACGGGCGGAATGGTCCGAGCCGATGAGCGGGCCGCCATCCTCCGAGCGGGTGAAGGTGTGCTAACCGCTCAGGGCGTGCGGAACGTCGGCGGAGCCGGTGGCGTGACCGCCGCCAACGCGGGACGGCAAGCCGGGGCGCCGGTGGTCGTGCAACATGTCTACAAGCACCGCAACCTCGACACCGTTGTAGTGGATCATCTGAAGACAAACAGCGCACTCCGCAAGGCGACAAGCTCCAGCCGCGCGCGGGGACGCCGCAATCCCTACAATGGGAGCCTCTAGCCCATGGGTGACAAATACTCCCAGGACTTCTATCGGGCGATCGGCGTCCACGATCCGCGGTGGGTGTTCAGCGCCTACAGCAGCACAAGCACCGCCACGCAGGATGGTGCCGAGCCGGATCAACCGATACCAGGCACCGGCCAAACCTCGTTTGCTCAATTGCAAACTTTTGGCACAGTGGACGCGGGAACCACGTTCTCTGTTCAGACGGTGAAGGCCGGGGCGCCGGTGGGAGGCACCGCCGGTGGGCGCTTCGTTTGGCGTTCCGACACCGACACCGACGACAACCTTGGGTGGTTGGCCTACAACAAGGTCACCGCCCACGAATTCGTCAGGTACGACGACAACGACCCCGGCCCCACTGTTGGATTCCATGGCTACCAGAAGCCGAAGGCGATCCGCACCCCAGACCATAAGATAATTATGGTCTATGTTGACCGGGTCAACTCCGAGTTTAGGTGTTCTGTTCGGAACCCTACGACGCAAGCGTGGACGCACAACACGATCGCCGCCAGACAAACGCCGTCCATGATAGACGTTTGTCGTCTGCCATCTGGCCGCCTGTTAGCCTTTCACGGTGGCGGAACGCTGACCGAAGGCGGTACCGACTACTATACCATTTCGATGCACTATAGCGACGACGACGGGGTCACCTGGACGCTTGGCGCCCATCAGATCGACGCCCTGACTGGGGTGTATCCTCATGACATTGCCGTCGCATACCATGGCGGATTCATTACGCTTTTGACGTTTTACGCTCATTACGTCTCCGCCGACCTGGGCGCCTCTTTTGCTCTAGTGGCGGAGTACGATTCAACGACAAACGGCGCCGATGGTTTGCGGACCGATGCCACTGCCGCAGGTGCCGTTGACAATAACCAGGTCGGAGACTTGTGCGCTCTGCCATCTGGCCGCGTCTTGCTGGTGAAGCCAAAGACCACGTCAACGCCCACATCAACGCTCGCCCGCTACATCAAGGCCTCCCCCTATGCCGCCTTTAATGACGATCCGGAGGCGGGGACGCACATAGCCTCGGCGGTAATGGATGAGACAGAGTACGACATAACCGCCACCGACATTGAGACCATTTCGCATCCATGCGCGGTGTGCGTTGACGATGAGGGCTTCGTTTATGCCGTGTTTCGGGCCGCCGCCGCCCGCAGAAACACGCTCGCAATTGTCAAGCTCGACCCGGTCACCCTGGCAAAGGTCGAATCGGAAGACAACCACATTTACACGGGGATCGCATCACCGGGCCGAAACCACCCGATCGATCTAAGCCATGAGCCCGACTCCTTTCTGTCACGGATGACCCTGGTACCTCACCTGGGCGGGTTGGTCCTGCTGACCAACCACTTCACCGCCAACGCGGACAACTGGAATTCCATCAGCGCCTTCTACCTCGGCGGATATTCCAATTTTGATTGGCAGGTTCACACGTTCGGCGGCCGGGAGATAGCGGGATCCTGGTCCGATAGCGGGATCTTCTATGTGCCTTATGTTGTGCCCAACGGGCTCGCCGCTTGGACGCCAGGCGGATCGGCTGGCTCTTCGATCAACGCATTCGGCCACCTTCAAACAGACAACACAGACACCGCCGGGCAATACTGGTCAGCCAACGGCTCGGCCGGATCTGCGGTTATCATGCAGTGCCGCCTTCACACGTACAACGACAACAACGGGAACGATTGCGCCACCATGCGGGCAAGCTGGTCAGACGGGTCGAATGAGTATCGGGCGTTTGCCAGGTTCGCCAAAGATGGCGCCTCGCTGTATGACCCGCAGGCCGCCGCCAACGTGGGCGCGGTGACCGGGCTCGCCGACGCCGCCAATCCTGACCCCACCCTGGGCGATGCCGCCCGCGATTGGCTGTTGGTGGTGGATGAGTCGAAGGCACACCTCCTTTACAAGGCGCCGACGGAACACAAGTGGACATCGGCCGTTTCTGGAACCCTCGCCGCCTACTCCTCGACATCCTCTCTGGTGTCCAAGGTGGTCTGGGGCCACATCAACGGATCCACCAACCTGCTAACGACCAATTGGCACTGGATCGGCGTCAACTGCGAGCCACACGAGACGGGGATCCCGATGGCCACGGCCAGCACCTACACCAATCCTGACGACCTGCTGGGCCGCCCGTTCGCCCTCTCTCAGTTGTACGTCGAGCAAGGCACCCGCGTATCAAGCCGGGGCTCCAGCAGCTACCAGGCGGACACCTGGACTATCCCGCCCCGCTATGAGTATGGCGTTCACAACATAGACCCAATGATCTCCGGGTCTCCATCGGTCCCGTGGATGAGTACCACCGACGCTGCCGAGCAACGGCTCATGTGGGAGCTTGACGGCGATGGTGTCACAACGACGTTTCTAAACTCCTCGATCTTCGTCTACATTGGAAGGCCGAATTTCTCAACGGCATATCTTGAGGCCTACAACACGATCGGCCCGACCTGGGATACGCTCATTACGATCAACGCTCTAGCGCTCGACGGGATCTCCTATAGTCGGAACGGCTCGCGGGTATCGGTTGACACGGGGACAAGCCAAACCGCTACGAGATACTTCCAAATGGACGAGCTTGTTGACGGCTATTTCATCTTCGACGCAGACGGCTCCGCCGGTGGTCCGTACGTTCGCAAGATCGAGGCGAATTCCGAGGGCATGTGGACCGACGACGACACCCGCCGTCTAGAGATCCGGGTAAAGAATTCCGACTTGGCATCTATCCCGGTAAGCGGTGACGCTCAGGTCATCGCCCCACAGGTGGTAGCGGTTCGCCACAAGCTCACCACCAGCTATCCAAAATACCGGATCAGGATCCCGGCCACCACCACCGCCGAGGGTAAGCATTCCGCCGGGGTGATCTCTGTCGGGCCGCTTGTGGTCCTGGGGCGAGACTATGACTACCCGTGGACATGGGCAATCGAACCCAACACAGAGATCAGCGAGGGCGCCGATGGTCAACGCCGCGTTGAGCAGATGGGCCCCGCCCGACGCACAGTTGAGGTCTCATGGCCAGAGGGGTGGGATCAAACAAAGATCCAAGGGGACTCACCCGATCCTGATTTCATCGTAGCGAGAGACGCTGCAGGCTACACCGGGATCGGCGTGCGGGACGATGCCACCATCCTCGAAGGTCTCGTGAGGCGCACCGCTGGAGGGCAATACCCGGTGGTGTTGATCCCCAAGGTCGACCCGGCCACCGGCTCAGCCGATGAGTTCTCCTACACTGGCGTCTCACAAATGCTCTACGGGCGCACCCTCGGCGGAGTTACCCGCCAGGTGATCAATGGGGACGATTGGACCGACGAAGTCGCCGTCTTGAATGCGATCACCGTCGAGGAAGAGGTATAGAGTGCCGCTTTCCCGTTCCGAGCTGATTGACGGTGACCTCTTCGCACTGGTCACCCTGCGGGCCCGGGGAAAGGCGTTCCGGTTCTCAACCCGAGATACCACGGTGGCCAACGGCGCCGATGTCAGCCTACCGGATCGGTTGCACTTTGTTGGCGGGCTCGACCCGTTCGACTTCACCGACGCGATCGAACTGGGCGAAGACATGCAGCCCGCCCGCGAGGTCTCCCTATCGGTTCTGTTTCGCAATGACGATGGCACCGGATGGGCCGACCTGGCCGCTATCGATCACGATCTCGGGGACGCTACCTGTGAGGTCTCCATCTGGAAGAGCGGGGACGACTGGTCAGATCGTCGGGTTCTGCTCGATGGGGTAGTCTTGTCGCCTGAGTATGGCGCCGCCTTCGAGCCGTTGACCTTCACCGTCACCGAAGACCCAACAGAGGACACCGGGGTGATACCGCTCGACCGGATGGTGGTTAGCTCGTCGACGTTCCCGACGGTGGGAGTCGGTACGCACGATCCCGCCGATAGTGCCGCCGACCAATTCTACCCGGTCATCTACGGGGCACCCGGTATCGTGGGCGCTGACGAAGACTTCGACATCCTCCCGGCCGTTCCCGCCCTCATCGCCGAGCAGGACAACACCGCCAACAATGAGAACGACACAACCGACTGGTTGATCTTGTTGGCTGGTCACCACGTCGCCGCCTCCACTGTCACCCTCCACAACAGAGAGGACGAGACCGAAGCCGACGTGAGCATTGTGAACGGGGCAGACGCCAACGACTACCCGATCGCCTACTCGCTCGTCACGGGCTCCGACCTTGTGATCGGCGGCGGTGACGAGATCTACTGGTCGTTCAAACTCGAAGCGGCGGGCGGAAAGAAGAACCTACGCCGAGGTGGCACGCTTCGCAATGCCGTCGATATCATGCTTGACCTTCTGGGCCAATCAACGATCCGGTTCGACGGTGAGCGGATCCAGTCGCTCTCCGAACGCCTGGCCGGGTTCAACCTGGACTTCTACATTAACGAGCAGTCCACCCCGTGGGAGGTCATCCAGGATCACATTCTGCCGCTCCTCCCGCTCGCCCCGGCGATGGGCCCCAATGGTCTGTGGTTCGTTCACTACCCGTTTGACGCCACCGCCTCCGACGCCATCGCCGAGATCAACCCTCGAAGCCGGGGCGGTTCGCGTAACGGTATGGTCAAGGTCTCCAGCGCCACCGACATCGCCAACTACCATACGATCTCTTTTGCGCTGAATGCGGAGAGCGGAGAGTACGCCCGGTCCCTGTCGTATGGCCCTCGCGAGCTATCGCGCAATGACGGAACCACGCTCCACCCGCTTAGCTGGGCTTCGTTCTCCCGCTACGGGCTCCGCCAGGGCGACACCATCGAGACCGATGTTGTCTATGACATCGCCACCGCGCACGCGGTCCTTGACTGGAGGATCCGCCGCGACGGGATGACACACCAAGAGGTCGAGTACCTCCTACCACAGCAATTCCAACACCTCGAAGCCGGGGACGTTGTCACTATCACCGACGCCGAGATCGGCTGGTCTGACCGTGTCGCAATTGCGATGAGCGTACCGCGGCGCCCCGGTGACGGATCGTTTACATTTCGCACAATTCCCAACTGGATCAGGGACGCCCCAACCTGAAAAGGAGCCACACCAATGGCCGAAGATCTCTCCTCTGTAGTCCTCCCATACGTCAAGCGGATCACCCTCGGTGACGCTGACGATCTGACGGAGGTGAACCTTCCACCGCCAGCGACTAAATTAAGCGTTCAGTTCGTGACCAACGCGGGCAAGATTTCCTGGGAGGGCGTCGACGCCGCCGCCATCGGCACCGACTATGGGACCGTCGCCGCGGATGGCTGGTTCGAGATCCCGCTTCGAGGGCGGAACCTGTGCGCCCGCACCTCCGTGTTCCTGGCTTCTGCGTCTAGTTCTACGGTGGTGGAAGTCTGGCTCGACGAGGACAACTAGATGGCACGCTTCAGACTTCCCGCGGCGGGCGGCGGCAGTTCAACCGATATGGCGTGGCAACGCTTCAACCTGGCCGACGTTACGACAGAGATCAGCAACACCGGGCTGAACGCAGTTTCCCAGGACACCTCTACTGGTATCTGGACGGTATCGATCGACACCGGAGATACAAAGAAGCTTGGAAGCGGCGCCGCCTGGGCGTTCAACCTCTCGACCCTCTGGGCGTGGGATGACTTGCAGTGGGCCGCCGTAGCTATTGAAAAGTGCGGCGGATCGAATATCGCGTCGAGTGAGATGTACCTCTTTGCGGGCATTTGTCCCCAAGCAAACGCCACGTTCTCAACGTCTAGTGCAGTCGGTTTTATGCAAGACGGATCCAATGTCGATAACATCGACGTGGGTGTCTTCCACGGCTATGCAGCTAGCGCAAACCCGTCATACAGCGCAGCGCAAGCCGGTCTAAAGGGCGTGTTCGGCGGGTTCCATGTCGGCCCAGGTAACAAGATGTTGAATGCTACCGCTTCGTCTGTCTCGGCGTTCGGTGATCCGTCCACCTGGCTTTACACCAAACGCGCGACAGGAACGGTCGCCATAACTGGCGACGATTCTGACTTTGGTTTCTTCCTAGCGGCGGGCCGAAACAACTCCTCCGCCGGTACCTCAACGCTTGAGTTCAGAGCCCACTACCTCGTATCAGGTAAAAACGCCGACTTCTTCCCAGACAATGACGGGTGAACTATGACCGAATCAGAAGCCGTAGAATTCTTGGCGAGGGTGATCGTCCGCTACACCGAAGGCGCCGCCACAGTGGCAGGCTTTCAGGAAGAAGGCGGCCAGTCAAGCGTCATTGCAGGGCCCGGTGGGCATAGCCACTTTATCGATCCCGCCGATGTCGTCGAGACGTTGACCGTGGCCCAGATAGCCGCAATCGCGGCCGGAGGTTGACATGGTCTCACGCTGGATAGACGCCGCGTTCGGATCGCAACGCCTGTCATATCGCCGCCTTTTGGCATGGCTTGTGACGTGCGCGTTCACCCTCGTCGGGTTGATCGACTCCGATGGCTTCGTCACCCTAACGGTGGTCTACATCGGAAGCGATGCCGCCGCCCGGGCGGTGGGAGCGTGGCGCGGTGGTGCGTCTTGAGTTTGCCGCCGGTCCTGCAGAGATGCGCGGACCTGGGGTATGTCGTCTTCACGCGAGGCGATTACAATTTGAACATCGTGGGAATTCGCACCGCCGATCTCCGGTCAAACGAATTCAACGACTGGATCACCTGCACCCACAAGGTCAACGGGGAGTGGGTACACAAGCGGTGGGCCGCCACCACAGATCCCGGCGTGTATTGGCGGGAGAACCCCGGGCGGACGGCGGGGACCGCCATCCTATGCCCTGACCAGCACCGCGGCTGCTGGAAATTAGGGTTGCACCGCGGTAGCTATGAGGCCCTGGTACAAAGGGCCAGAGGCGGACCCAACGCGGGAAAGGTCAAGGTCTTTCGAGATGCCAACAAAGACGCGATCCTTGACATGGACCCGGAGAGCATTCAATTGGGGCGGTTCGGGATCAACATCCACCGCAGCAGCACCCGTGCGGGCGGGAGCGAATTGGTCGATCGCTGGAGCGCCGGTTGCCAAGTCTTCAAAGAGGCGGGCGCTAATGGATTCGAGGAGCTTATCAATCTGTGCCACAAGCAAGTCAAAGCGGGCCACGGCGAGACGTTCTCCTATACCCTTCTGGAAGACTGGTAAATGCCTCTACCTGATCTGGGGACCGGCGTTATCGCGTTCGCCCTGGGCGTGATCTCGTTTCTGATCTCTCTGGCAATTCTCACCCGCCGCAAGGTCCGGCCGAAGCTCGAAGAGGTGGCACCGCCCGCGGCCGATGTGGCGCCGGTGGCTGAGGCCGCCAGGGAGAACGCCGCCGAGGCCGCCCAGGCAGATGACAGGGCCCTCGAGGACGCCGTTAACGATGAGCACCCGGCCACCGCCCTGGCTCACCTTGTCAACGCTGACAGGCGCCGCAAAGAATGATCGCCTGTCTGTTGGTACTGGTCGCCCAGGCCGCCGAGCCACCGCCCAGGCCATCGGCGCCGGTGGTGGTTGAGTCTACACAGAGGGGTTGCGCCGATGCGGTTGAACTCGGGCCAGGCGATAGCCGCGACTGTCTCTCTGTGTCTCTCCCGCTCGAAGACGTGGCGCGGTATCTGGCCGAGGGCACCGCATACACCCACCTCCGATCGCTGTATCGGATCGATACGTCCGAACTCGTCTACCAGGCCGCCGACGGAGAGCGCCGCGCGGAATGGTGGGAAGCCCGCTACAACGAAGCCGTCGAGCCGGTTCCGATTGTGCAACGGCCCGCCGTCGCCGTGGCCGTGGGTGTTATCGTAGGACTGGGAACAACGCTCCTCGCCGCCAAGAGTCTCCAAGCCGTCGCCGCATCGGGGGAAGAATGAACGGACATCTACACAAGCTGATAACCGGGCTCCTCACCACCGCCATTTGTGCCCTGTGCGGGTTCCTGTGGAACCTGAACGCCGAGATCGCCACCATCCGGGTCCACCTCGAAACGACGAACGCCCGCACCGCCGAGATCCTCGCCGTGCTCGATGAGCTAGCGCCCCGTACCATCCGATAGGAGGCCTCCCATGCTCTCTGCCCTCCTCGCGTGCGCGGCCCTGGCTGGAGAGCCACCACCGCCCGCACAGGCGCCCACAGACGCCGCCCAGCACATGGAACAGATCAACGACAACCTCGACGCGGCGCTGGAGCGTTTACGCCAAATGGCGAAAGAGGCCCCGCCGCCACCGGCCGAGCCTCCATCTGATACGCCACCCGCAAAGGGCACCTATGCGGTGGTCACCGTGGAGGCGCCACCGCCGCCTGTAGAGCCGCCCGCACCGCCGCCGCAACAATGAACGCGGAGAGCTTGAGCCCTTGAGCATCGGCCGCGAGCTTGATCGCCGCCTTCTCTGTTTCGGTCATGTTGACCTGGACGCGCTTTGTCCGCTTCAGTTCTGGCGTCGAGGGTGGGCGTCCTCGTTTGCGGGTCATCCTTGCACCTCTTCGAGCAAAACAGCGAGAAACGCCGCCGCGAACATGTCGTCATCAAGAAGAACGCCCAGACGGCCACCGCCGAGGGCGCACAGACCCGAATTCCAATTGTCTGCTGCTTGTTGTGCGAACACGTCCACAACGTAGCTCTCACCAGCAAATTCGACCCGCACCGCCCCGGGCTCGAATTCTGCTTCCGAATAAACGCTGATGCCGTTGTTTCGAAGCGATGCCGACAGATCGACGCGGTGGTGATCTGCTTTGACTTTGCGGTACGGTGTGCGGTCCATGTAGCCCTTGCACCCGTGGCACTTGAGCGCAGACCATCCAGCGAAGGCGACGAAGTGATCGTGTGCACAACCTGAGCAGGTAGCGATCACGCAGTAGAAACCGCCGGTGCTCATGGCTTTGTCGGTGAGGATGGCTTTTAGATTTGTGTTCATGGTGTCTCTCTGTGTGGTTGGTGTTGTTGGCGTTCTTAGTCGTCTTCGACCAGCACCCATGTCGTTCGGATGTCGTATTTTGACTTGAAAATACCAGCGTCGATTAGCTCCCAGCCGAGTCGGCAACGCGCTCTTTCGTAGTGATACCGCCGTTCTTCATGCACGTTCTCCGTCATGAATTCGAGCCCTGCCAACGTTTGCATTACCAAAAAGTCGTGCACGAGTTGGTAACAGTCGCGTGTCAGTGGGCGATCAAGGTCTGCGCCTGTGGCACCCAGCCCGACAACATCGCCAGAAATGGCGCGAAGGCGTGGGTTCCCTTGCATGTCCATTTTGATATCGCTAACGGCGTTTTGTCTTTTCATTTGATTGTATGCGGCCACGCGCGCATCAGGGGCGCTCAGGAAGAAGTCTTCCGGCTCTCCGTTCATCGTCACACCATCACGATGGGTCAGGCCAATGCAGTGTTGATTGTCATCACAAATGACAAGCCATTGATCTTGATTGCCTTGAATGACTCGATAGTTCGAGTTTGCCCAGTGGACAGTTTGACCGGATTTGACCGCGTTTTTGATTTCTTCAAGGTTCATGGTGTCTCTCTGTGTGGTTGATTACTCTATTTATGTACCACCAAACAAAGGGCAGGTCCACGATTATTTTGCCTGCACTAAAATATCAGGCCGCACCTTCTCCGCCTTCGACTGTCACCCGGTGGGCAAAGAGCGCCCCAGCATGGTGGCGGATCCGCGCTTCCGCGATCGACATGTATTCGGGCTCACACTCGATACCGATAAAGGCGAACCCTTCGAGGAGGGCTGCCGCGCCGGTGGTGCCTGAGCCCATGAACGGGTCCAAGATGACCGAACCGCGCTGACATCCCACAAGACGCGAGATCCATCTCATGAGCGTTAGTGGCTTGACCGTTGGGTGAAAATTCTTGACCGTCTCCGCCGTCCGTCCAGCGCCCGCCCGGGGATTGTCCAGACCTGCCGAGCCTTCGACCCGGGCCACCGCTTCAAAGCCCCGCCGCCCTGTCAACCGTTCGCACCCTTCCTCCCGTTCTCCCCTGCTCGCTTTGGGTGTGGCGTATATGTTGGCGGGCCATCTGCCCAGGTCATGCTCCGAGGACATCCCGGGACGATCGAAGATCACCCCACCAGAAGCCGCCTCAGAAACCCTATCATTCCATCCACCCTGCGGCCCCGGCCAAGCCGGATCACCGTACCCAATTCGGCACGCGTCAATGTTGAGGGCCCCGGTCCCATGCTGTAGGACGTTGGCGGCGATGGTGCCGTCTGGTGGTTTGCGGGCAAGTACGGCAGGTTCAAACGCGGGCTTTAAGGCGGTACCGAACGCCGACCACTTCTCACCTTCTGGCGTGCGCGCCTTGTATGGCTCGACGGCGTGAGAGGTTAGGCGCTCTTCCTTGTAGCGCCCGGAGGGCAGGTGGGTACTGGCCACCGGGATCGCTCGACCACGGGCGGGTTGCCCCATCCGCTTGTCGATGTCGTTGGCGACGTTGTGGCTCTTTGGGAACCCTTGCCACTGCAGGTGGGCGAGCTGATCTCTGATCTGGAAATTGCCGTCCTCCAGAGCGGACGCAAGCCGGTGGATCGTGCGGGTTGCACTGAAGGCGACAAGGTGGCCGCCGGGTTTGAGCACCCGGTGACAGGCCCGCGCCCAGGTGACACCGGGCACAGCAGCGTCCCACGCTTGACCCATGAAGCCGCCGCCCTGGCGTCCGTCTTCGACGTCGTCCCACGTGCGGGCGCGCCCGTCTGGGCTCAGGCCATACGGGGGATCGGTGACGATGGCGTCAACGGATGCCGGTGGGAGCGCCGCCAGTACTTCGAGGCAGTCGCCCAAGATGAGACGGGCGGTGGTCACGCTGGAGGCCATGGGCGGTGGTGTATCTCTGCCCACCATCGGACGAATGTGAGCATGTGATCCACGCTTCGAGGCCATCCGATAAGCTCCGCTACATCGTTCCAGGTGGCTGACTTGTGTTTCACGTACAGATGGTAAGCCAGCCACGCCGACTCATCGCAGGCATGGACTTTCTTGATCCGGCAATCGCTGGCAAAGATCGCACCGCGCCAATCGCCGCATTGACAGGATTTGAACCCAAAGGGGCGCTCCATCTTTCCCGATGTCGGGTTGTATTCTCGCTCCATACTATCGGGCGGCGTTGGCCATTTGTTCAGGTGGCCCACAAAGAATTCGCCGCACCACCGGCACGTTCCCTTTCCGATTGTTCGATTGGCGTGCCAAACCGCACGATCGATCGGTATCGGTAGCTCTGTCACGCTTCCCCCGTTTCTCTCCCGTAGGAGAGCCATGCCTTGACGCTGGCCGTCTGGAGGATGGCCGCGAGGTCTTGCGGCGCCTGGCCTGTCTCGATGGCGTGGATGGCCGCCGCCTGTAGCAGTTCTTGGCACAGCGTGAGCGGGCCGATCCCGCCCTCGTCCGCCCAGGCGATGAGCGAGGCGAGATGAGCCCGGAGGGTGAAGAGGCTCATTGACCGCCCCACATTGAAAGCTGATTGCGGGCCGCCGCCGTCAACGTCTCGACCGGTTTGTGAAGTGCGTAGGTCAACGCGGGGCGCGACCAGTTCTTCGCCAATTTCCGCCAGTCGCGCGAGTATTCGATCCAGTCGTTGTCGGGTTGGTAGAGTTGCGCGTGGGGCATCATTCCGAGATCCCACACACGTTCAAGGCGCTTTGTGGCTTTCACGATCGTGTCATTGCCAAACCCGATCAAAGTGTAGACCCGCAAACGATAGCGGGAAAAGTCAGAAAGGAGAGCCCTTGCCGCTTCGAGTTGTTCAACCTGCCGGTTTGTGTCCGCAGCTAAGAAGATCTGGAATAGGCGGATCGTCTTCAGTTGCTCCACAAACCACGGATTGACCAGGCGGATGTCAATACCCCCGGCAAATTGCACCCCGCGCGTTTTGTCGAATGCAGCATGCCCCGGCATCCGGCGAAGCATTGCAAACACCCGCGCCTGATGTGCCTGGGATGCTTGCAAGAAGTTGTTGTCTTGAATGATCCACCCGTCCTCGAAGTTCTCGATCTCTGAGATCCGGCCCTCTCGACTGGGCACCAAGCACCACGGGCACTTTCGATTGCACCCCCGGGTAGTGAACGTGACACCCTCCGCGAGGTAGCGCCCAGGGACGAAGGCCGAGGCCGTCTCATCGCCCAGAGCCGGGCCGCCAACGCGCACCACCGGATAGAACGCGGACCAGGCTCGCCGCAATCGCTCCGCCTCAACGAGATCCCATGTGAACGATACCGAAATGTGCACCTCGGAAACGTCACCCGGGGGCGGGCGAAACAACGGGGGATCACCGACGAAGGCAAGCCGATCTTTAGGCGTGTGAGAGGTGCGCCGCGGAAAGACCCGCAGCAGATCCGGGCGGCCGTTCATCATTTGAGCGTCACCGACCAGTCATGCAACAGGGAGAACCCTTCAAGCTCAGCGCCACCGCGGAGGGCGGAGAGGGCGCCTTTCTTGTCCATCCTCTTCACCTCTTCCACAGAGACGAACTCAGGCGGCCAGGCGTCCGGGTCTGAGGGGCTGACCATTGACGCCCTCCGTGAGAGGTGCGCGGAAAAGTGATCGCCACGGATCGCGCTCTCCCCCGTTAGGTCGTGATGTGCGATCAACAATTCCCGCGCATTGCCCCGTAACCTATCCCGCTTCGTTCTGAGCGACTTCACCCGGGCGGAGGCCCTGTCGGCTAACCGCTTGAAATGATCGGCCTCAGCGTTCAGCCGACGGACGACCGCGGCGATGGCGCCGAGCTTGTCGGGCGCCGCGTCGAAGTATTCGGCTAACCGCTGTTCGGATTCTGGCGTCAATGCGCCGCCCTCGTCTTCGAGGAGAGCGACCAGGCGCCCGGCCTCCACTGTCAGATCGAATGCGGAACTCAAAACGGTAAATCCCCATCGGCCGCCGCCTTGACCGCTTCGATCTCTTCGATCTCAGCCGCCCACGCTTCAGGCATCTGTGGGCCCGGGGCGTCCCGGTCCTCTGGTGGTAGCTCGCAAGGGATCGGTGTGCTGGGCCATTGGAGGAAGTCGCACCCCTTTCCATTATCAACGCACTTGAACGAAGGCCATGCGGGCTTCTGTGTCTTGTTTCGCTCGCGGTTGTCCCACAGGTCCCCGCCGCATTCCGGGCACCTGCCGAGGAGCTTTCCGC